ATCACCTGGGGCCAGCGCGCCACGCACATGTTCTACCCGAAGGGGCTGAACGGCGGCATGCAGATGGAGGATCTGGGCAAGCAGATCGCGACCGACGATGCCGGCCTCGAGTTCATGGCGTTCCGGTCCCACTGGAAGATGACACCGGGCGTGGCGGTCAACAACTGGATGACCAACGTCCGCATCGCCAACATCGACGTGGCGAATCTCGTCGCCAACACGACGCCGCCCGACGTGCTGCTGTACATGACCCGCGCGGTTCACAAGATCCCGAAGGCGCTGCGCGGTGGCGGCAAGATGGCGTTCTATTGCAATGCGACCGTGTTCACGATGCTGGACATCCAGGCGCAGCGGCAGAGCAACGTCTACCTGACGGTCGGCCAGGAGGAAGGCCAGTCGAAGGTGTCGTTCCGCGGCATCCCGATCCGCCAGTGCGACCAGATCCTCGACACCGAGGACCGCGTGGTCTGAACACCTGATCGACGACCTGATCGACGAAAGGAACGAACATGCTCCTCGACCAAGAACAGGTTCTGGCTGATCGCGTTGCGATCACGACCACCGCCATCATGCCGCACGTCAAGGATCTGGGACCGTTCAGCGGCACGCCGCCGAATACGTTCCGCGACATTGGCGGGGGGCAATGGCCGCCCTGGCTCTATATCCTGGTCACGACCGCGTTCGCCGGCGGCACCTCGATCGTGTTCGAGGTTCTGAGCGACGACAATGCGGCACTGTCGACGCCGACGATCCACTATTCCACGGCGGCGATCCCGCTGGCCTCGCTGGTGAAGGGCTACGAGCTGAAGACGGCGCTGCCGCCGTCGCAGTACCAGCAGTATCTCGGCGTGCGCGCGACTGTGGCGGGCACGATGACGGGCGGCGCCGTGATCGTGGCGATCGTCGAGGATGTCGACAAGATCCGCCAGTACCGGGGCAATTCGCCCAGTTCAGCGTAAGGAGCTTTCCATGGCCAAGTATGAAGCGATCGGCAAGCTCTGGCTGACGCTGGATCAGGCGCGCGGCCCGCGGCTGATCCGCGAAGGCGAGAAGTTCGAATATGACGGCTGGCCGAATGCGATGATGCAGCCGCTCGACGAGGCGGGCGAGCAGAACGTCGCCACGCTGAAGGTGGCGCGTCCGCGCTATGGCGACAAGCTGCCGGAGACGCCCGAGAAGGCCCGTGCCGTGATGAAGGTCGACAAGGCCGGGCCGGTGTCCGCCGGAGACGACAAGCCGTCGATCGGCGACAAGCCGGGACCGGGCCGGGTCAGGGGCAAGGACGACGACGACGACAAGCCGGGGCTTGGCCGGAAGTAGGACGCGGCCGTCGCGTCGGACAGGAGCCGCGCGATGAACCATCATATCTACCGCGACCCGCTCAAGGCGATCGGCAACGCGGAAGACCCGCGCGTTACTGATCCCGATGAGGTACCGGCCTCGCTGGTCGGGCTGAACCGCGGCATCCTCAAGTCGCTGCAGGACATCGGCAGCGGCGGCGGTGGCGGCGGTGGCGGCGAGGTTGGCGGGGCGACCGCTGCCAACCAGGTCGTCGGCAACGACTCTCTCTCCTCCATCGACACCAAGCTGGATGCGCAGGCGACCGCAGCGAACCAGGCTGCGGCCAACGCCCTGCTCACGTCGATCGACACCAAGGTCGGGACCGCGCCGCCTGGTGGCACGACCGCAGCCAACCAGACCGCCACGCACGCGCCGGTCGCGCCGGCTGCGGCGACGGCGACCAAGAGCCAACTGGCTGGCGGGCAATACAACGCGGCGGCGCCCGTCATGACTGACGGTCAGCAAGCCTCGCTGCAACTCGGCAGTAACGGCCAACTGCTGATCGGCGTGATGACCTCGACGACCGGACTGGGCAAGGCCGAGGATTCGGTCCATGCGTCTGGCTCCACCGGCATCATGTCGCTCGGCGTGCGCCAGGATGTTGCCGCCTCGCTCGCCGGGACCGACGGCGACTACACTCCTCCGATCATGGATTCGCTCGGCCGGCAGTGGGTCCGTGTCGGCGCGGTCGACGATGCCGTCGCAGCGGCGGCCCTCTCCAACATCGCGTCCGCGATCACGTCGACGCAGGTGGTCGCGGCGAACGCCGCCCGCAAAGGCCTGCTGCTGGTCAACGACGACGCCAACGTCTGCTATGTGAAATACGGCACGGCGGCATCCGCGACCAGCTACACGGTCGCCCTGGTGACCGGCGCCTATTGGGAAATGCCGCGACCCACCTATACCGGCATCATTCACGCGATTTGGGCGGGTGACGGCGCGGGTTCGCTCCGCGTCACGGAGCTGTAGGATGCCGCTGTTTCCTCCTCCCGCGACCGGCGGCGGTGGCTACGTTCACCCCAACCATACCGGCGAGGTGGCGTCGGTTGCTGACGGCGCGACGACGATCGCGGCCGGCGTGGTGACCAATGCCAAATTTCCGAATGTGCTGACGCAGACGATCAAGGGCCGCAACACTGCGGGCACCGGCGCGGTCGAGGATCTGACCGCCGCCAACGCGCGGAACATCGTCCATCCGTATTCATCGAACCTGTCGAACATGCTGTTCAATGGCGGGTTCGACGACGGGACATTGGGCTGGACCGAAGCCGGTACTGTCGCCCAGATCGTCGACAATGCTGGCGTGGCGGGGTCGCAGTATATTTCCCTGACGCCGGCGTCCAATGTGATCCACAATGCTTTCTTGTTTGTGGAGGAAGGTCAGCTTCTAGAATTTGTCGCCATGTTTAAGGGTAATGCGGCCGGCTCCAACAATTTCCGCATGACCTATTACTTCTACGACGAAGCAAACGCCAATCCGCTGACTGTAAATACTCAATTCTCCAGCACGACGGCTTGGCAGAAGGGCACGGTCCTGGTCGTTGTCCCGCCGGGCAAGCGGAAAATGCGCTGCCGGGTGGAGCATGTGACCGGCTCCGCGGCCTCGCTGATGTATGTGGATCACGTCTCCATCCGGCGCGAATTGTCGAATGGCCGGATGCTGGCGCTGGCCAATCCGAATGTGTCGCACACCGGCAACCTGACCGAGACGACGCTGGCGACGATCAACATTCCCGCCATCCTGGGCGCGAACGGCATCCTGCGGATCATGCCGCTGTGGACCGCCAATAACAGCGCGGGCAACAAGACCTTGCGCATCCGCTTCAGCGGCGCGGCGGGAACGATCTTCTTTGAACGGCCCCTGACGACGCAGTTGGTCGAGCAGGATTACGTGATGATCCGCAACCAGACGGCGGGCACCCAGATTGGTCATAGCCCCATCTCCATCGGTATCGGCAACGGCAATACCGGGGATCTGGTGACGGGGGCGGTCGACACGACGGTCGCGACCACGGTGGTCATCACCGGCCAGCTTGCGCTTGGCACCGACAGCATCACCCTCAAGTCCTATACGGTCGAGCTGCTGCTGCCCAACTAGCCGTGTGCGTTGATTTGTCCGGCGTTCGGCGGCACCTTCCGGGGCATGTTCAACAAGCTGAGTATCGTGAATGACTGTCTCGGTTTGACGGGCAATGCCCTCTGCAATGCCGAGGAAGACGGGTCCGACGAGTGGAGGGTGGCCTCGATCGCCTATGAGGCGGCGATCCTCGATCTGCTGGCCGCCCATGACTGGAAGTTCGCCACCGCCATCCAGCATATGACCCGGCTCGGGGATTCACCCGATACGGAATACCAGGACGAATACGCCAAGCCGGCGAACAGTTTGAGCCTGATCTGGGTCCGGGTTTACGGCCAGGACGTCGACTGGAAGATCGTCGGCAACAAGGTGCTGGTATCGGCGGGCGATGCGCCCAATGGCGAGGTCACCGCCAAGATCGTGCTGCAGCCTCTCCCCGAGCAACTGCATCCGCTGTTCGTCAAGGCACTGCGCAGCTTCGTGCGCGCCGGCATTTTCGGCGGCCTGAACGAGGATCACGGCGAGGCCCGGCGCGAACGGGAGGAGGGCGAGGCCTACATCCAGCAGGCCAAAACCAAGAGCGACCAGGAGCAGCGCGCCCGGCCGGTCTACCGCTCGACCTGGCTGCGCACCCGCAGCACCCGCAAGGCGCCGATGCCATGGTGATCCCGGCCAACCTTCCCCGGCAGCAGGATTTCTCTGCCGGCCAGCTCGACCCGCGTACCCGCCGCGGCGACGACATCCCGCTGTTCCGCGCGGGCGCGCGCACGGCGCGCAACTTTCGCATTGCCAACAGCCGCGCGCTGGTGATGCGCCCGGCGCGCAAGGCGCTGTTCATCGAGGACGCCCGCTGCGACGAGGTGCGGATGGAAAGCGGCGTCACCTATTACCTGTGCTTTGGCGCCGGCACGCTGCGGATCCGCGACAGCGACGGCCTCACGCTGGCGGCCCGCGCCGGGTTCCCCTGGACGCTGCTCAATTGCCGGTTCGCGTCGTGGGCGATGACCGATCTGGGCGACATCGTGGTCTGCTTCACCAACATGCGCCCGGTGGTGATCCGGCGCCTGGTCGACGACAACTTCGTGGTGACCTGGACCTTCACCGAGTTCACGTTCGACCTCGGCCCTGACAGCGTGCCGCGGGTGCCGCTGTTCCGCATGGCCGAGCGGGGCGTCACCATGACGCCGTCGGACCAGGAACTGGGTCCGATCACGATCCACTGGTCGGCGGACGTCCTGACCGGCAACCATGTCGGCTCGATCTTCACTTTCGCCAACCGGCGCATCCGCATCGACAAGCACATCAGTGCGCGGGACGCCGAGGCGACGGTGCTGGAGAAGCTCTACCCGCTGCAGATGCTGACCATCCTTGGCCCGCTCGACGTGTCCGTGCCGGGCGGCCCCGGCCCCGGCGTGGCGGGCTATTCGGTCGGCGAGATTGTCATCGGCGACGAAAGCGACAACGAGGGCGAAATCGTCAAGATCGACCTCGCGCTGAACCGGATCTGGGTGCAACTGCTCAACACCCACACCAGCTATTTCTGGAACTCAGACCAGGATCCGCCGAAGCCGGGCGAATGGATCGTCGGGCCGAAGGAACGTGGCCGGCTCGCGATCAAGCCGCAATTTGGCTCGCCGCTGCCGACGCTGACCTGGAACGAGCAGATGATTTCGGACGCGAATGGCTGGCCGCAGTCCTGCACCAACGATCGCAACCGGCTGACCTTCACCGATCTGCCGAAGACCAAGGAAGCGATCCTGTGGTCGGCGATCGGCGCGCCGTATGA